ACCGCAAGCGTCTTGCGTCCCGCAATGTCTGTTAAACGTATCATGCGCTGGCACCCTCTGTGTAATCCCAAACATCAGCCGCAACAAAGTCATCTGCAACGTCCTTTAATAAACGCTCAACTTGTTCGGACTTTGCCTCGCAAATCTTCCAAGCCTCAGACTCACTGCAAGCCTTGACATGAAACCTTACATCAACATTAACAACATAATCCCTCATGCGCTTGGCCCCCTTTGGATCAAAGCGTAGGTGAAACTTGGTGGCTACACCGTCTAAAGCGGAAACAATGTCCCTAGACCAATTAGACAAATCATCTGCCGAAATACCCCTAGACGACTCATCATGCGCGTCCTGCAAATCAGCCAACAAACATCAACTGATCGACAGTTAAATCATCTTGACCCCACGACTTCGCAACAGCGTCAGCAACAGACTGACCACCGCTTATACCTTGACCCTCAAGGTCATAGACCATAATACTCATCAGCAATGAACAAGCCAACGGCACACTTCTGACCGTTGAACTCACAATCATCGTCATACCCACGGTACACGCAAGCGTCATTGTTCTCGTCCAATGACGGGCCGTCCATGCCCATCAAATGAACCGAAGCTGCGTCAAATATCTCTTGTGGTTTCATTTGTCATTTTCCTTTTGCTATAAAAGATAACACCATACCTAATCCCAGAAAGTCCTAGTGTCAATAGCAAATGTAAATAAAATAATAGCCATTTTCACGAAAAACCGCCCCATTGATTTCATTGGATAATTTACGGTAAAAAAATCCACGTTAAATTTTACCGCGCTTAACGTAACGTAGAATGTTAAACAATATCAATGGGTTAAGGATTTACGGTAAGCACGGTAAAAACCCGTTTTACCGTAAATTGTTGAATAAAATCAATGCGTTATTTTACGGTAAGCACGGTACCCCCTTTACAGGGGGGTATATATACTACCCCCCCTTGATGTTAATCTAATGCCGCCAATACCGTGATAAGGACTTGCGCACTTGTGGGATAATGTGCTATTGATCGGGGGCACCACAGCAGGGATTCGCAGCATGCCAAAAGTCGGGGAAAAAAATCCAAACGGGCCATCACTCAAACCACAGCAGCAAACATTCCTAAATAACTTCCTGCATAAAGACATGACACAAACAGCAGCAGCTAGAGCCGCAGGATACAAACACCCAAACGTACAAGCCGTGCAACTACTCAACACGCCACACGTTCGGGAACGACTAGAAGAAATGCGCGTCGAACTAGAATCAAAGTATGGGGTCAACATAACCAAATCTGTTCGGGATATGCAGATGCTCCGCGATGAAGCGTGGGCCGCAGGTAACTATAGCGCAGCAATCAAAGCAGAAGAACTGCGCCTCAAAGTAACCGGCCTCATGGTCAACCGAAGCCATGTAACACACGAAAAAATAGACAGCATGGATAAAGACGAAATAACTAAAAAGCTGCAAGTCATCATGGATCGGGCTAAAAGCCGAATGATCGATGTAACACCTGAAGCAACAGAACCAGAACACTTAACAGAAATTAGCGAAAAGCCGCACTGATCGGGGCTGGGCTTGGCGGGTAGGGCCGCAGGGCCATCGTCGGGGCGATCTGAAGGCCCGCAGGGGGCCAAGTCGGGTCTTTCGGGGGTCGGGGTACCCGAAGACTTGTTCGGGTACTGTAGCCCCCCTATCACAAACAAGTATTATGTTAAGTCTTTTACCCCCGGTTGCCTGCAATCGGGCCGGGATCGGGCCGGGTCGGGGAACCCGCACAATTGTTCGGGATCGGGGTTCCGGGGAACCTGCCGGGTACACTTTGGGTCGCCGGGCAGAACCGGGGGTCAACCGTTGACAGACCTTGACCCCCGGCAATCACAACCCGAACAATTGTTCGCGTTTGACAAACAGGCCGGGGTCAGGCATCTTGGCGCTGCATTACTCCTCTTTACTCAACTACCCCCGCTCGGCTAGGTTTCGCACTGCAACAGCGGGGGTTTTTTTATTTCAACTTTATTATTTTAATTGTTGACATGTGGGATAATGTGGGATACATGTTGTTTGTCTAGTAAATGAAAGGACAGACACATGAGAAAAGAAACAAAGAAAATCATGTCCGCTTTCTTAAAAGGTGAGAAGGCTTCGGCACAGCGGACTAATACGGACGGCTATAGTGTATGGCTGCACGGAAACTTGATCGCAGAGCGAGGCAAAAGTAAACTGTGGTTTACTCTCGCAGATTGGCCCACCGTCACAACGCGGGATCGTATCAACGGCCTGTTAGAACTCAGCGGTTCTGACTATCGCGTATGTCAGCGTAACCTGCGGCAGTATCTTATCAAGGACGGTGAGACTGTTCGGGAACTTGGCGACAGTGAATGGGTGTCGGTGTAAACATGATGCTTTATATGGCCTATGGCATGAATACTAATCGTCGGGCAATGGAAGCACGTTGCCCGTTAGCTAAACCGATGGGCGGGTTCTACCTGCCCGACACTCGGCTAGTCTTTCGGGGCGTTGCTGACATTGTTCGGGATCGGGACAGCATATGCCCCGTTGCGCTATGGGCCATCACGCCTAGTTGCCTAGAAGCACTGGATATATTGGAAGGGTATCCAACGCTTTACAATCGTCGGAAGATTAACGGCGGATGGTTAGTGTATGAAATGAATAATAAAAACTATGTCGGGCCTCCAAGTCAGCACTACTTCGACATGATCGAAGAAGGGTATCGGGACTTCGGGCTTGATGATTATTGCCTTCGGGTTGCGGCAAACGAAGCGGGGAAAACAGAAGTCGCATAAACTTTTACCCGGTGTTAATTCACCGGGTATTTTTTTGCCCGGAATAGAACCCGAACAATTGTTCGTGTTTAATTACCCGGAGCGCCCGGAGTCGCCCGGCCCGGTTAGATTGCACCGGGTAAATTTATTTAAAATACTTGTTGACCTGGTGGTTGACTCATGTTATATAGGTGTTAGCAAAAAGGAGAACGCTATGAAACATTGGGAAGTAGAACACAACGGTGAGCATTTTCGGCTTCAGTGGAATGAAGCCGCAACTTTTAATCTTCAGGCACCTATCGGGGGGCAGTGGGTCGATTACCATTGCTTTACTTGCTACGGTATTGATAGCGATCAGGAAGCACTTGAGCACGCAATGGAAGTATTAGAAGAAACAGAAGCGGACGTTTCTTCTTAACAATCGGGCCTGACTCTTCGGGGTCGGGCCTTCGGGATCGGGTCGGGATCAATCGGGGTCGGGGTCGGGGTATTATATACCTCGGCCCTTTATCATATCCACACCGCACCACGCACATACAAACCCGAACAATTGTTCGGCTTTCCAACGGTTTGGAAGTTGACTGAATGTTTTGAAAATTGACTAATGGTTTAAAAGTTGACCAATGGTAAGTCTTATCACTTGATGTTACAAGTTGAAACATTTCGTGATAATGGTGTTGACAAGTAGGTTGAAAATAGGGCTATATATATAAAGAGCGACACGGAATAACCCGTTCGCCTTATAGGAGAGTAAAAAATGCCAGTACAAACCCACACAGAGAACGCCCTGCCATTTGGTTTCGAGCCTGAGTTTTCAGGCAATATCACACAGCACACACAAGCCGATCAGTATCGCAGAGACGGCGTTGAAGGCTTCACAACGTGCAGCGATTGCGGCGTTGTAAACAGTGAAACCAATACGCCCATTTTAGTCGATTGCGCTTTTGCGTGGGCAGCGGTTGAAGAAATGTTCAATAGCTCAGTACGTGGCGGCGCGACTATTCCAGAGCGGTCATCATCACGCGGCGGTTGCGGTTGTCATGTTCACATGTCCACACGCCGCTTGCTTAACGTCAAAACAGAGCGTGAGCGTGAAATGTTTTGCCGCGAGAGTATCGCTTACACACAACGCACTGGGCGCATGATTAGTCTTGAAAATAGAACTGAAGACCCAATTACCACAGAGCAACTGCGTGATATTATTGTCCGCATGTATGACCAGCAAGATATTATCAATTCGCTACATCAAAAATCACGCACAGAGGGACACCCACATTTTAGTCAATTTATGGGGCATCAAATCACCGCAGGCATGATCCGCAACGTAAAGCGCGCAACCGATACAAGCGAAATTGTGCGCGCCATGACCGAATTGCACGGCAAATTCACCAACATCAATTTGCAGAATTTTGAACAAGGCAAGCAGACCATTGAATTTCGGCAGGCAGGCGGCACCACGGAAACGATCAAAATTCAAAAATGGGTGCAATTGCTTTTGAACATCGCACAGCACAGCATTGAGACACGGCACCCACGCCCACAGATGACCACAGTAACGCACACAACACCGCGCACAGGCGCAAGCGCGTTTGCTGCACAGGCGCGCCGCATACGCAACGTGTATGACATGTTGCGCACAGATCGCGGCGCGACAACGCACGAAATCATACTTGCCACAGGGGTAGCAGAAACAAGCGTGCGCCGCATGGTTTCCGAAATCCGCAACCGTATAGGCGATAGCGCGCTTGTGACCCACACACAGCAAGCACAAGGGCACAGCTATGGTGATGGTACTGACTACACACGCTATCAAATCTTAGAGACATGGGACGAAGTGACAGCGCGCACAGATGTAGTGCAAGATTTGTCTAATCCTAGCATATGGGCGCGCACCACGGATGATGAGTACGATTACTGGTTTGACCGTATCGACACCATAGCGCGCCGCTAA